GTAGAAGGTTGCGCCGTTGGTTCCGACTATAGATTGTCCTCCAGAAGCAACATCATAGTTACCAGAAGACCAACTACCAGCGGCTTGCGTATAAGTTGAGCCGACACCTAAACTAAATTCAAGTCGAATACCAACACTATTTGTTGTGTTCCATGTTCCGCTTGTCTCGCCTGCTATAGTTACAGTCTTAAACTCCCAAGTGTTTGCACTACTTATAGTGTAATTAAACCCGTAAGATCGATTTGCGTTTGCGTTCCTAAGTCCACCAGCAAATGTTCCGGTTAAGCTGGATCTGACCCAAAACGAAATAGTAATTGATTGAGCTGAAGCAGTTCCCCATGCGAGGTCTGCCATGTTAAATCCTTCAACAAGCTGACCAACCCAGAAATAGTCAGTCGAAATAATTGAGTAAGAAGATGTTGATGTAACACCCAAATAGTTAGTAAATCCGGCTGGCGGAGTCACAGATCCCGCATTTTGTTGGACAGTGTATTTCCCTGCTTGAGAATTATTAGCCAGCCACCTGTCAAGCGTGTAGCTTGCACTTGGCGTAACACTCGCCCCCGCATTTCTCTGGTCAATCATCATCGCGCCGTTGATGATCTTGTTACGCATTCCGCCTAGCTGAGTGCTGGTTGGACCTGATGTGGCTTCGACTGTGTTGCTTCCTGCGGCTGTCAGGGTTTTGTTGGTCAGCGTCTGCGTTGAGCTGGTATCAGCCAGCGTTGCGTTCGCAGCAGGTAGTGTGACCGTGTAGTTTGAAGCCGTTGATGGGGTGTCCAGCGTGACCGAACCGCCGCCAGAGGAAGAGAGTTTTACGGGCATGTTATTTGGCCTCCAGTGCTTCAAGACGGGCGGTGAGTTCTTGGATAGCTTTAACAAGGCGCGGGGTTAACTTGCCAAAATCGACACCCATCATTTGCTCTGGGTCTTCGTGAACGCTCACTGCCTCTGGCACAACCTCAAGAAGCTCTTGTGCGATATAACCGTAGTCAACGTGAGAACCATCCGACTTCCAATCAAAAGAACGAACCTTAATAGCGTTAATTGAACCAAGTGCGCTAGGCGCGTCTACGATGTTTTCTTTCAGACGCTGGTCTGAGGATGCAACATAAGATGTTGATGTCCCACTTGACGAGATATATCCAGCCTGACCTGATGATGTATTAAAGCTAATCATGTACCCGCTGGAGGCGGATGATTTAACTAATTGGCCATAACTTCCTGAAAAATTACCAGAAATTTGGAATAAATAACTTCCCGCGCTACTCGTCGTCCCAACCAACAAATTCCCACTCGCATCCAGCGTCATGGCTTGGGTAAAGCTAATCGCGTTTCCGGCGGTTCCTGATGGGGCGGTGGACCAAGAGTGAACACCGTTGACTTGAGCGTAAAACGAAGCAGCGGCAGTTGCTATATATCGCCAATTAGTTCCATCTGAATAAGCGTTTGCACCTGCAATTTGGACTGCGGAACCGTTTGAAGCTAAAAACCCACCGTAACCTTGAAAAACTTTAAAAGCGCTACTCCACGCACTCGGCGTAACCCCAAGGCCCAGATTGCCAGATGAGTCAATCCTCAATCGTTCCGTTGATCCCGTAGCCAGACCTACGGTGTTAGCCGCAGGTAAAAATAACCCGTTGGTAGGCGTAGTCGAGCTAGAAGGCTCGAAGTCAGGAGAAGTGATCCCGTTAGTACCGTCAATCGTGACTGCCATTTACACCACCGTCCAAACTGAACCTGAAGAGACCGTTACCGTAATGCCTGCTGCGACCGTGATTGGTCCTGCACTTGAAGCGTTATCACCCGAAGCAATCGTCTGATTCTCAGAGACCGTCGCTGAGTTCACGAATAACCCATTGGCTGAACGGAATGTTGTGGATTGGAACTGCCCAACAGATGGAGTGTACAGCAGTCTTGCATTTGAGGTGTAGATTGTCTCAGCCGTACCTGAAGTCGCCGAAGCAAACGTCGGGTAAAGATTTCCTACAGAGGTCGTGTCATTAGAGAGTGCCGCACCGCCAATCGATTTCCAAGAAGGGCTTACGCCCGAATAACCCTCGAACTGATTCGTCGTTGAGTTATAGCGGATCATGCCTGTAGCAGGAGACCCCGGCTGTTCTGCCGTTGTGCCCTTGGAGATGAGCAGTGCGCCTGTCGAAGTGAACGAAGAATCAGAAGACGCGGTCAGTGTAGTGAACGCACCCGTAGACGCAGAGGAAGCACCAATCGGCGTGGAGTTAATCGAAGACGAAGTAATCGTCTTATTGGATACGTTCTGCGTATCCGTCGTGCCTAAAATGTCTCCAGTCGGTGAAGTCTTTGAAGTGCCCCAAGCAGAGCCCGTAGAAACAGGAATACCAATGCCCGGATAGACCATCTCGTTGATGGCATCCCAAGACGGTACAGTGCCATTTGTGGTCAGGTACTTTCCATTGTTGCCCGTCATATCGGGCAGGAGATACGTGTACGGCGCCGTACAGAATACTCGCTTGTTACCTGCGGAGAAGTTGACTAGGTTATTGGAGTTGGAAGACTGAAAGACCGTTCGCGTGAGCGTGCCAGTCCCTACGGTACCCGTACCAATTTCCCAATTGCCTGAACCGTCGTCTGCTACGTACCAAACGATATCGCCGTTGGTAAAAGTCGAGTTGAACGTGACGTACCCTGTAAGCGCACCATTGAGCGTAAAGGTACCTGTGCCTACCGTAGTAGTTGTCTCTTGTACGCGGTCCCCGAGTAATGCCATTTTTTATTCCTCTTTAGCTGAGGATGATAACCGCAGTCGAGCTGGTGTTGGCGGGGAAAGTGACTTGGAAATTTCCATTAGTCGACGAATAAGTGGCTCCAAAGCTCAGAACCGCCACCGCCGCATTGTTCTTAGACGTATTATAGATCAGAGCGCCATACGCTGAGATCGTCGCTGAAGACCAAGTGTAGTTATCCCAACTCAAAAACGCCGTTGCGCCTGACAGCGAAGTACCCAAATTAGTCAGCGTGCCACCACCCGCCGTATAACCGGGACCTGATGACTCGTTAGAAGACGAATACACCGTAGTGCTAGAGTCCAGCGAAGCTGTAGAAAGATACAAAGCAATCTTGAACGTATCGCCTGAAGTGATCGTGGTCGAAGCTACCGTCTGCGAAATGTCTACCGTATAAGTACCTGCACCGCCAGTACCCGAACCGTACGCCGTGATCTTAGTACCCGCTGTAATACCCGTACCAGAAATTGCAGAACCGACCGTCAAAACGCCATTGGTTACCGCTGAAACAGTCAGCGTCGTACCAGAGATAGACCCCGTAAATACACCGCCGAAATCGTGTACGCCGTCGAGGAGTTCCTGCTTAAAGGAGCCGCATATCGCCTGAGTAATCGCCATGATTAGACCTCTTCTGAAATTTCAAGATCCGGCTCAACGCTATCTGCGGTTACCGTGACCGAGTTAAGAACAAATTCTACGCCCTCTGCAGGGTCCTTTTCTACGTGTTCGGGTTCCATCAAGTTACCTTAGAGAATGTTACGCTAAGCTTCGAACGACTGACAGTGCAACCGTCAAGTTTTCTATGTACAGTTATCGGGGAGACGCCAAAAAATCTAGCCGCCTCATTAACGCTCGCAAATGTTTGCCCCGTTTCATTACAAATAATAGGCGTGGCGTTATGTTGCGGGTGTTTTGTTTTGCGCGCAACCCAAGCATCACTTAGTTTTCTTTTATGTTCTTCGCTTAATGGGCGCCCAGAAAGCGCCAAACTCATTTTTTCTTTCCACTGCGCAGACTTTTTAGATCCTATCCTTGAAACCGCAAGGCGTTTCTTTTGTTCGTCCGTCATACCACGACGCTTAGCCGCAGCGCTCATCTTAGCGCAAACTTCAGGCGCTAACGCCTTTCCATAAAAAGGACTATCTGGCCCAGCGACTCCGCCGCCACCGCCCGGACACATGTTGTAACCTTTAGTTATGGCCTCACAAACATCGACTACAAGATTTTCTAAATCTCTAGCGTCTTCTCTAGTTTCGCACCAATGAAGCACCTCAAAATTGAAGGCTTCTACTCCATATTTTCTAAAGGCGTTGTATAGTTTTGTATGCGTTTTCTTAGTCTGGTTGCGATGTTCCCACCACCGTTTCGTTGGATTTGCGGAAATGCCAATGTATAGCTTTCCATTAACCGTGTTGGTTATTTTGTATATAGCCGTATTCATACAACTTTGTCGCGGACCTGTACAACTCGGTAAGCATCTTGACGGTCTTTAGCATCAGCTACTTGCTTCAATTTAGCTAAACTCTCATCAAACATAGCTTGGTACATCTGAATTAAGTCGCTTTCTCCCTTCATGTACAAATAAGCCCGAACTAACGAACCCCACAACAAGACATTCGGGAAGTTCGTACCTACCCAGCTCGTGCCCGCTACCGTGATTGACGGAGGATAAGCAAAGTAATGAAGCTCAATGTGATAGCACTGATCTGGAGTAGGTCCAAGGATAAAAGAATTATTGGAGAAAAGAGCATAGTACTGGGGAACGCCTGTCACACCCGGAAACGGAAACGCTTCGCGAATGTAATTCACATCCTTGTTAAGCAGGTATCGATAGTTGTTTACCATCGACGTTGGGTTGTTGATGTCCATCACAGCTATAGAAAACACCGAGAGAAAATCACTCGGAATGTTCAGGTACTGGAAGTCCTGAGTCGTCTCGCCCGTCACATTCTTACGGAACGCCGGAAGCTGAACCGTGTTGTTAATGATGGTTTCCGCATCAATAACGAAGTTTGGAATGTTAGAGACAAACGTAGACTCAGTGTTTTCCGTGTACTGCTGAATCGCTGTCTGTAGCTGCGTATAGTTCATCTATCAGCCCATCTTGGTGCTGTGCTTATTACCCTTAGTAGCGGCGCCCGTACCACGAGTCTTAAC